TAAAGTAATTGAAATATAACAATCCATAAGTAAATCTGCGTATCTTTTAACTGTAAATATAAATGTAGACTCTGTTGTTAAACTAAGTGTTGGTGTGCCGGTAAAATCTAATCTAAAATTCTGTTTACCAAAATTAGTATATTTTTTATATGTTGCTTTCCAAAAAGTCTTACTTGGATTTCCATTTAAAATAACATTTTGTTGGCCTGACGCAACTAAATTTAAAAGACCACCTGCCATAATATTATGTATAATATATATTAATTTTTTAATTCTTTATTTCATCATAATATAATTTAACTAATTCTAATAATTCAATTATAATTTGATGATTAAATTATTATTATTATTTTTATTTACTTATTATTACTTATTATTACTTATTATTTACTTAATTAATGTCGATGACGACGATGTGATTTATTGCGGCGTTTTACTACCTTATGCTTTCTACTTTTACGGCGTTTTGAACCACCTGCTTTTTCAGGAGGAGGAGTAGAAGATAATACTTCAGGCAATTGTTTTAAAGCATCTTCGGTTAAAGTTAAAATAATTTGTTTATCATTTTCATCAGTTAATATTAACTGATTTCCTTCCATTTTAGCATCAATCGCATTTATAACACTAGTGGATTGGCTAGGTTTAACAGATACTTCTTCGCTAAAGTTTGACATACTATATATAATAATTTATATATTATTTTAAAATATATTGTTATTTATTTTTAATAATATATCTAATATATAGTATATTAATGCCACAAACAACTGATTATTTTAGTGGATTTAAAAGATTAGCTGATGATAATTTTCAGAGTAGTATGGTAATATTATTAACTGTTTTAATATTAATCATATATGTCATTTATGCTGTTTATTTATCTAGACTTAAAGGTAACGAATGTAGCTACATGGATAATTTATATCCATCTGTAAATGGCAATATCAGACCAGTATCAGCAAATGATCCAACATGTGGTTATAATTTATTTGATTATTATATTAAAACAGCATTTAATGCTTGTTCTGGAGGATCCTATAAAAACGGTTTTGTTGATATATGTAATTTAAAAGCTGTTATCAAACAAGGTGTGCGATGTTTAGATTTTGAAATGTATTCCATTGATAATCAACCAGTTGTTTCAACAAGCACTAATGATAGTTTTTTTATTAAAGAAACTTTTAATTCAGTTCCATTTGGTAGTGTAATGAATGTTATTCAAAATTATGCTTTTGCTGGTGGAACATGTCCTAATCCAACAGATCCTATTATTATTCATCTAAGAATTAAAAGTAATAATCAAAAAATGTTTGATAATTTAGCAGAAATATTTAAATCATATACTACTTTAATGCTTGGTAAAGATTATAGTTTTGAGAATTCTGGAAAAAATATAGCTAATCTTCCTTTATTAACTTTTCAGAAAAAAATAATTTTAATTGTTGATAGAAGTAATAATGCTTTTCTAGATAATGAAGCCTTTTTAGAATATGTTAATTTAACGAGTAATTCAATATTTATGAGAGAATATGATTATTATAATGTTAGAAACAACCCAGATACACAAGAATTATTAGAATATAATAGAAGAAATATGACAATTGTAATACCAGATAAAGGTGCTAATCCATCCAATCCTAGTAGTATTTTATGTCGCGCTTATGGATGTCAAATGGTAGCAATGCGTTATCAGTATGTTGATAACTTTCTTTTTGAAAATACTGGGTTTTTTGATAGATCTGGTTATGCTTTCAGTCTAAAACCAGAAAATCTAAGATATAATGTTGTTACTATTCCACGTCCAACTCCACAAAATCCGGCTTATTCATATGGAACACGTAATGTTGGCACCGATTTCTATAACTTTAATGTATAAATCCACCTTTTCCACCTTTTCCACCTTTAAAAAAGGTGGAGCCAAACTTCTTTTATTTTTGGTTATACCTTTTCTAAAGGTATAGTGGAGCCAAATTTCTTACTATTTTTGCTCCACTTTTTTTAAAAGTGGAATAGTGTAGCCAAATTTCTTTTATTTTTGGTTATATTTTTGCTTCTATTTGGTTATACCTTTTTTAAAGGTATAGTGGAGCCAAACTTCTTTTATTTTTGGTTATATTTTTGCTTCTATTTGGTTATACCTTTTTTAAAGGTATAGTGTAGCCAAATTTCTTACTATTTTTGCTTCTATTTGGTTATACCTTTTTTAAAGGTATAGTGTAGCCAAACTTCTTTTATTTTTGCTCCACTTTTTTTAAAAGTGGAATAGAAAACTATAGAAATATTCATGAAACCCTTTATCATCTATTAAATATTTATTAATAATTTTAGTAGCTAATAATTTATCAATAACAGATCGCCTTATTTTTTTAAAAGTTTGAACTTCTTGAACAACATTTATTAATTTTACTGATGGAGACCAATTAGCAGGACATGAAATAGAACTACAATATAAACAGCATTGAGGCAACTTACTTTTATAAACTTTTGCGTATAGTTCATTCACTTGTTTCATCGTATTAGATGAATTTATTTGTAAAAATGAATTATAGCTTTTATAATTTATTTTAATATTTTTAGGTGGTTTAAATGGATAATCACGACAAATTTCAAAAGTAATTAAATTATTTTTATCATCAAGAACAATATGTAGAGTAAATATATGTGGATTATTATAAATATTACAAGAAATAATACTATCATGATTATATTCAATCTGAATATATGCGTTTTTATTCTGTAAATCAAATAATTCTCTTGTTAGTCTCTTTTTTATGCCAGTAACACCATTTAAACATTGTAATTCTTCTATAATTTTTGGATTTAAACCTTCTGGATAGTTGATTGCGTTCATATTTTAAGCATAATATACTAATATCTCAATATATTTAATTCATTTTTTTTATTTTAATAAAAATAAAATAATAAATTGTATTATAGTTATAAAATAAATCTAACTATAATATAATAAGTTTATGAAGCAAAAAAATGTATGTAAAGATTTAACTTTTGCGGATTGTGAATTAGCAATTTTACGTATGGCAGTTGATAAAGCAGAAGAAAAAATAGGTAAACGTATTGTAAATTCAGAAGATATTAAAAAAATTATTAAAACTGTTGAAGATTTTATTAAGCGCAAAAATTTAGTATGTTATGGTGGAACAGCTATCAATAATATATTGCCAGAAGAAGATAAATTTTATAATACAGAAGTTGAAATTCCCGACTATGATTTTTTTACTGATAATGCTTTAGAGGATGCTAAGGAATTGGCAGATATTTATTATGCTCAAGGTTTTACTGATGTAGAAGCAAAAGCTGGTCAACATGAAGGAACATATAAGGTGTTTGTTAACTATATTCCTGTAGCAGATATTACCCAATTGCCTAATCCAATATACAAATCTATTAAGAAAGACGCATTAAGAGTAAATGGAATTTTATATGCTCCACCAAATTTTTTACGTATGTCTATGTTTTTAGAATTATCTAGACCAGATGGTGACACAAGTAGATGGGAGAAGGTTTTAAAACGTATATCATTATTGAATAAAAATTATCCATTAACATCCGCTAATTGTAATGATGTGGATTTTCAGAGAGAAATGGAAAATCCAGAAAAACAAAATGAAATATATGACAATGTAAAAAATACACTGGTAAATCAAGGTGTTGTATTTTTTGGCGGATATGCTGTTTCTCTCTATTCTCAATATATGCCTGAAAATTTAAGGAAAAAATTAGATAAAATAGCAGATTTTGATGTGTTATCTAATGATCCTGAAACTACTGCCGAAATTGTAAAAGAAAGATTAAAAGATATAGGTGTTAAAAATGCTAAAATTATAAAAAGAGATCCTGTTGGAGAATTAGTTCCTCTACATTATGAAATTAAAATTGGTAATGATACAATAGTATTTATTTATAAACCAATTGCTTGTCATAGTTATAATAATTTTGTTACCAAAGGACAAAAAGTAAAAATAGCCACTATTGATACTATGTTGAGTTTTTATTTAGCATTTTTATATGCTGATAAACCCTATTATAATCAATTCTTAGATAGAATTTTATGTATATCAAAATTCTTATTTGATGTTCAACAAAAAAATAGATTACAACAAAAAGGATTATTACGTCGTTTCAGTATTACATGTTATGGTCATCAAGAGTCTTTAGAAGAAATGCGTGCACATAAAGCTGAAAAATATAAGATTTTAAAACAAAGCCAAAATAAAATCGAATTTGAAAAATTATTTTTAAATTATAATCCAGAGACTATTAAAGAAAGAAAAGAATATGATAAAACATATAAATCAAAAGCAAAAACATATAAATCAAAAGCAAAAACATATAAATCAAAAGCAAAAACTAATAAAAGTAAGGGTAATAAAAGTAAGGGTAATAAAAGTAAGAGTAATAAAAATAAAACTAATAAGAAAAAAGGACAATTTCTAGAACTCTATTAGGAGTTGCTATTGTAATAATTTTCTACATTTTCATCAAATGTAACTTTTTTTGCTCTATTTGTAAAGTAACTATACAAAAATAATCCTCCAATTAAAAGTATAAAACCAACTATCAAATAAATATTAATACCTGGACTACTATCATCAGATATATCTGTTACAGATGAAATCACTTTATTAATATCTGGTATAGATGAAGATACTTCATTAAAAGGACTTGATAATAAATCTGATGACGATGCTAAAGAAAAAGCTAGATCAGCAATATCAATTGAATCCATATGTATAATAAAATATAAATAATATAAATTCTGAACTTATATTATTTATAAACAATATGTTTCTAATAATATAGTAAACACATCATATGAAATTCTAGATATTAATTTATAATAAATAGTATTATTTATATCAATATTTACATATTTTTTTATTATGATAATAAAATAAATTATATATATAAAACATTTTTCAAATATTGATTTTAATTTATAATAAAATTTATCAAATAAATTCCATTCATTTACATAACAACACATAACTGTTCTGCTCTCTTTAATAAAAAAATTATGTATATCTAATAAACCAGTAAGAATACGATGATAATTTGTTTTCTCATTTTTTATATTAATTATTCCACAAATTTTATCACTACTAAATAATTCCATATAAAGAATTTTTCTTTCTGGTTGTTCATTAAAAATATATGGACTAATTCCATCTAAATATTTATTTTTATAAACTAAATCACCATTTATTAAATAAGGAAAAAAACATGACTTTATAAGAGTATCAGATAATTCATCCCAATTTTTATATTGTGATTTTACTTTTTTTGATCCTTTTATAATATTATAATAAGTAATATATAATTTACTATTTATTTTTTTTAAGTTTTCTTCATTTGAAAATTCCATAAGGTTACCTTTTATGTATTTTATAATATTTAAACTATACGTTTCTTTAAATTCTTTATTAAACTCCTCATATAAATTTGTAATTAAATCTAATCTATCCATAGTATATAAGAAACCAGCAATAGAACCTATACTACAACCTGATATGCGTTCAACAATAATATATTTGCGTTTCTCCATTTCTTTTAAAAAATGTAGTGCTCCAGCTAAATAGCTACCATTAAATACGCCACCATCTAAAACTACATCTATTTTTAATGGATTATCAGTCTTTTTAATATAGTCTGGTAAATTATCCATTAATTTATTTACATATTGTTGTATCATTTTATTA